ACTAATGTGTGGGACAGGAGTAGGGTTTAGTGTTGAACGACAGTACGTTAATAAACTACCCGATCTTCCAGAAGAATTACATCCGACAGACACGCTAATAAAAGTAGCTGATTCTAAAATAGGATGGGCTAAAGCTTATAAAGAATTAATCTCACTTCTGTACTCTGGACAAATTCCACAATGGGATGTGTCGAATGTACGTCCACATGGAGCAAGATTAAAAACCTTTGGAGGCAGAGCCAGTGGGCCAGCGCCTTTAGAAGATCTGTTCCGATTCACTATTAATATTTTTAAAGACGCTATAGCTATAGGACACCGGAAGCTGGTGTCTATTGATTGCCATGATTTGATGTGTAAGGTCGCAGAAGTTGTAGTAGTAGGGGGGGTAAGGCGAAGTGCTTTAATCTCTCTCAGCAACCTCTCAGATGAGCGTATGCGCAATGCTAAGTCTGGTGCATGGTGGGAAGACAATCAACAGAGAGCATTGTCTAATAATTCTGTAGCTTATACAGACACGGTTGAAATGGGGGCCTTTATGAAAGAGTGGCTCTCATTGTACGAGAGCAAGAGTGGAGAAAGAGGCATCTTTAATAGACAAGCTTCTGAAAAACAGGCGGCTAAAAATGGAAGAAGAGAACCCTATTCAGATTTCGGTACTAACCCTTGTAGTGAGATCATATTACGCAACAAACAATTCTGCAACTTAACAGAGGTTGTTATCAGAGCAGAAGATACGTTAGAAGATATACGAAGAAAGACAAGGCTGGCTACAATCTTAGGAACATTCCAAGCTACTCTTACTAACTTTAGATACTTGAGCAAAGCATGGCATAACAATACAGCAGAAGAAGCTCTGCTTGGGGTTTCTTTTACAGGTATTCTTGATAATAAAAAGATGGTAGACGGTAGTATTGATCTTGAGCAGTTAAAGAGAATAGCTGTAGAAGAGAACAAAAAGTGGGCCAAGAAACTAGGGATCAACCAATCAGTAGCTATTACTTGTGTTAAGCCTAGCGGAACTGTCAGTCAGCTAGTAGACAGTGCTTCAGGAATACACACAAGACACAGCCCTTATTACCTAAGAACAATCAGAGCAGATAAGAAAGACCCGTTAGCGCAGTTGATGATAGATCAAGGCGTGTACCATGAGGATGATATAACTAAACCAGACCACACCTATGTATTTTATTTCCCGATTAAAGCACCAAAGAATGCAGTAACTAGAGAAGGGCTTACGGCTTTAGAACACTTGAAGCTTTGGAAACATTATCAAGATAATTGGTGTGAACATAAACCTTCTGTAACTGTTTCAGTTAGGGAAAATGAGTGGCTGGAAGTTGGGGCATGGGTGTATAAACATTTTGATGATGTGTCAGGGATTTCTTTTCTTCCTTATGTAGATCATTCTTATCAACAAGCCCCGTATCAAGAGATAACCAGCAAAGAATACAAGGAGTGGCTAAAGAAAACCGCTACTTCAATTGATTGGTCATTACTTCCTCAATATGAAAAGGAAGACATGACTGAGAATACTAAAGAGCTTGCGTGTTCTGCAAGCGTGTGTGAAATATTATGATTAATAGAGAAAGCACAGTGAGGGTTTTTAAAAAAGCATTTGACTGGTTTGAGAAAAAAAGTAATGTAGACTCTAGTTGGATCAAGAAGTCAAAGCTTGTCGAGCTAGATCATATAGATGTTACCGAAGATCCGGTTAGACCAGAGATAGACTTAAAGTGGAGAAAGTCGTTTGGTAGGAAAATTTTTGGCCTTCAATACAGTAATGAAGTTAGAGCAGTTATATGTTTAGCCTTTACAAATGATGTGCCTCATACTGTGCGTGAGCTAGACTTAATGAGTAAAGTTAGTAAGTACGAGAACAATGCAAATACTATTATTGCTTATACTGTCTGGTCAAAGAAAAAGGGAGCAGGGAAAAAAATAATGGAAGAGGCTCTTGGATACGCAAAAGAAAAAGGTTTTCAAAGGGTAGTAACACTATCCCCTCTGACTCCGATGGCAACGCATTATCACATTAGAAACGGGGCCATACTTATAGGCCTTAATCCATCTACCCAAAACTTTGAATACAGTTTAAACAAATAAATACTTTTATATGAATAATAAGAAGCCCCCAATAAAGGAAAAGTATGAAGGACAGTTCTGGTGTATGGAAAGAAAGAAGTATTATCCTTGGTCGGAGTATATCGAATATTATAAAAAGAAAGACGATGAAGAAATGAATATAAATGAAAAATAAAGAAGGAAATATTTTGTCGTTTAAAATTTTGATTGATTCAAAAGGAAATCTTGTAACTGAATTAAGCGGTTTGTTAGAAAAGGATGCTCGTAAAATCTTTAACAAGGATGAGCTTCCTATTATTGAGAAGATAATAAGGGAAGGCAGAATAAAGCTAGAGCCGCTCCATAAATTTTTAGAAGAAGAGTTAGGTAATATAGTATGCGATTAAGAGCGAGACACTTACATTTAGCAGAGAGTTTGGCTAATGTAATTATAGGATATTTTATTAATTTGGTATTGATTCATGTGCTATTGCATTGGCTTGGATACCCCATTCAATTAAATGAAAATGCCAAGATGGGAGCCATTGTAGTTGCTGTATCTTTTGCGAGGGGTTATTGTTTAAGAAGGGCATTCAATAGAATAGTAGGAAGAGTCTATGCCCAATAACGATATTGAAATCAAAGTCCACAATCTACCAGCAGTAGTAATGTTAGAATGTCCATTACCAAGTGAACTTGTAGATTCTCTAAACGAATATTTAGATGAATACATGAAACAAGAAGATAGAAAAACACTAGCACATACTTTAGTTGGGCAGATACATCAAGGAGAACAACTCTTAATGGATCATAAAGATCCTATGTTAAAAGGATACTATGAATTTATTACATCAATGGGGGTTACTTATTTAGATGCCTATGCTAAAATTTCTGGAACCCAACATACTGGAAGGAGAATAGATATAGATGAACTCTGGTCTGTGCATAGTTTTGAAGGAGATTATAATCCAATACACGATCACGGCACTAAAACAATCATGGGAATCAGTACAACCTGTTGGACAATGG